TTCCAATCGCCGAACCGATAGACTGGCCATACTTAGTAAATTTTTGCTTTGAATTTTTAGCTTTAATTGCGCCATAAATATCAAATCCAGTAGTAGCAATCGTACCAATACCGCCTAGGGCTTTAACGCCAACACTGGCACCTTTTAATGCAGTAGAAGCTCCGCCTAATCGTCCAGCAATTCCTGCTCCGGTGGCAAAATGCGTAGCACCACTTCGCACGGCTCCTTCTGCAACAGTAGTAGGTATAACTTTAGCAGCGGGCTTTTTTAAGATTCCACTTAATAGTCCACCACCTGCACCAGATTCAGCTTGAATAATTCCAAGAGTAGTCGCAATCCCTTTTAAGGCTGTTCCAAAGGCAACAGCCTGCTTTACTGCAAACATGGCAACTAACAATCCACCAATGTCCCTAAGGGCTTGCTTATGACTAGCTATATCATCTAGTGACTTAGCAACACCTTTTAGTCCATTTCTAGTTCCTGGCAAATGACCAGAAATTAGCGAAATAGCACCTGAAAATGTTTTCCAAGCACCGTTTGCGATTGTGCCAGTAATCTTCCCTACTGAACTAAAAATAGAACCAAACGTCGAGCCATTTTTGATCACGAACTTGATGTAAGATTCCATGTTTTTAATCATTGGATTAAGAGAATTTGCCAGCTTGTCATCATCAACTTTGCCAATGGCATCAGTAATACCACTAATAGAATTGATTCCGACTTTACCTAGCTTGTCATAGGACTTTTGTAACTTATTGGCTGCAGTTTCTCGCAGGCCATCCATTGCTTGCCCAATCGTTTTATATTGAGTTGCCATCTTGCTAAAGTTCTTATTAGTACCGACTTTACCAATCACGTTGAGGAAGTCTTTAGAAGAGACTTTACCAGCCTGAACATCCCTAATCAAACCGCCAGTAGTTGTATGCATTGCTTTCGCAACAGCAGAAATACCGGCTGGAGCTTGCTCCATCATAATTCGTAAGTCTTGCCACTGAACTTTAGGCTTAGCTGCCATTTGTACCGCTTGCTGACTCAACGATTTCATGGCTTGTGCAGGATCATCAGCCGCAGCCGCTAATCCACCAAACCCTTTAACCAGTCGGTCAGTGTGTTTCGTACCAACAGCGTCTAATTGGCTGTAAGTGGAGGCCATTTCACTTGAATTATAAATAGTCTGTTGAGCAAACTTTTGCAAGTCATTTCGAACTGACTTAATCCGTTTGTCGCTGTAACCATTCATTTTCAAGTTGCCATTAAAGGTCTGCCAGGCTTTAGAACTGTCGTTCAGCTCACCAATCATTGAGCGAATACCACTGCTAATAGCGTTAAGCCCAGTAAAACCAATCGCTCCGCCAGCCACGCCAAGCATCACATTTCTAAACTTGTGCGTTTTCTTGGTAGCTGACGTAAAGGAATTACCCAAACGTTCAATCTGGGTTTTGGCTTTACCTAAACCACTAGTTGACCCGTTATTAGAGCGTTGTGCTCGTCCAAACAGCTTAGTTTCTTGTGTCGCTTTTCTATAGGCTTCTCTAGTCTGATTAATCGGCTTGGTATAACCCGAAACACTATGATTAACTTCGCGATACGCACTAGCTGCTGCACTGGCATATGATTTTGCTGATTCACTAGCAGATTTATTAGCGGTAATAACTTTTTTAATTTGAGTGTTATAATTTTCACCGAATTTATAAGAACTTTGCGAAATACGATTTAGGTTACTAGCCATCTTTTCCAATGGTTTGTTGACCGCACTAACACTTTTATTAATTTTGCTAACTAGAGCATTGGCTTGCCGCAGCTTATTAAGGTCGGTCTTGATTGGTAATTTAATTGTGTTATTTAAAGCAACACCACCCATCTTAACCGCCTCCTAGCATGGACTCATACATTGCTTGCTTATTATTGTTGCGTTGACCCATGGCATATCGCAGTACAGATAATTCAGGCGCAGTCATTTGGCCAATCTCTGCCGTTGACAAATTTGCAGATCCATTAATAAATGCTGACCATTTAAAGTTAGCATCTGGAAAATCAGCTAAATAACGTTTGACTGCATAATCACTAAGCGGCTTTAAACTTTGTGCTAAGAAACGTATCTGCCTGATTCATTAGCCATGAATAAGTTGCGTACTCATGTGCGTCAAAGAAATCCCAGTCAATCTTTCCAGCTGGTTTATTGTCTACGACCGCAGCACTAAACATTGTAAACAACGCTTGGTGAAAACGACTGGAAGTTGGTCGGATAGCACTAGATTTACCATCATCAGTAGCGACTACTTCCGAACGTGAATCGTCGATTGATTCGGCCTCACGTAATTTAGGCACTGTGATATTTACATCAACCACAGTCCCATCTGTTTCGGTGATAACTAATTGTCGAGTCTTATCGTCGACGTCCTTAACGGTTGTGCGCTCGTCAAGTGGGACTTGAGTAAAGTCCTTCGTATCAGTGGGCTTTGCAGCCGTTGTTGTTGCTTTTTCTTCTGCCATTAATAATTCCTCCTACTACTATTCGTTAGGGTCTACTGAGGCACGTACACAGTGATACTGTAGTGCAACCGTTGGTGCTTCGTTATTACCATTAATATCTGGAATTTTAGCCAGTGAAGCCGAAGTCGTACTGATGATTTCAACTGGTGTGTAGATAATGATTTCATGTTCTTGTTCTTTAAATCCTTTTTCTTTAATAATCTTTTTCCAAATTGGATCCAGTCGTGACAAGTTAAGTGTTAAGTCGGCTTGCCCATTGTGGTTGATAACCGTAATACCATTACCAAACACATCAGATTGGATCGTGATGTTATCTTCATTAAACGCAAGTGTAAATACGTCTCCTGACGTATACAAAGTTGGTCTTATACCGTCAATTTGCACTACCATGTCAGCAATGTCCCAACGTGCATCAGTATATTCATTAATTGATCCTGCCATTATTTATTTCCCCTTTTTTTAGACTGCTTCCGGCAATACGATTGTTTGTGAGAACGTCACGTCGTCGATTGAGAATACCGGTTGATAGCTCCAGCCCATTCCAGTCAATTTTCCTGTGGCCTTCTTAGCATCTGAAATATCGTCCGAGTTTACTGAAGTAATCTTGTAATTGTCACGGATAAGTCCCATGCCAACATACTTATCAAGGACTAATTTGATTTGACCGCTAAACATGTCAATGCCTGTTTGGTCGTAAGGAATTCGGTCGTTATTAATAAATAAGTTCGTGGTTTTGGCCACAATTTCATTTGTAATTGCATCACGAATAATCATTACGGCAAACTGGTCGCCTGATTGAGCTTTGTTACTGGTAAACATTGGAATTCCGTTACGATATGCGTATGTCACAACGTTGTAAGGCTTGTAGAATTTCGCTAATGTTTGTGCATTAAATTCATATTCGTCCTGAGGAGTTACATCCTCGAGATCATGTAGAAATTCTGGGTCAGTTCCAGCGCTGCTGTTGGCATAAGTAGCCAAGAACGTAGAGACTAATTGATAATCAGCGTCAGTATCACCGTATTTAGGCAATGACATGGCAAAGGTAGCTTTATTGCCCTTAATATCAGCTAAATAGCTAAAATCTGGTTCACTATCGGCAGTTGGAATGTCGAGAAGTAGAACCTTTTTGTCTTGAGCTTCTACGAAGTTAGACACATCAGTTACGACTTCTTGGTTACTTTCGTCTACCTTGATAACAAAGTATTCGGCACCGGCTTCGTAGTATTTTGAAAGTGTTGCAATAACAGCGTCAGACGCTGAAACGGCAGGTGTTGCAGTGCCACCTTCTGAACCTGCTGGAACTTCGGCAGTAGCTGCATAAGTGATAACTTGAAACAAGGTTGAATCCCCATTTGAGAAATACTTTTCAGCAAAGTTGTACTCGTAGGTGTCAACCTCGTGTTTTAGCTCAACCTCATCAACACTTCGATAAGTTTCAAGTCCATTTGTTGTGCCAGCTTCAATTAGCGCAACTCCAGCCATTCCAGCCGGTAGCAATGGACGGTCATAAGCTGTATTGATGTGGATTGGTGATAAATCAATAATTTTTTGTGCTTTATCAGGCATTTGTGTGACCTCCTAAGTCAGTTTGATTAATTCTTGGATAATCTGATTCATAATTGCGCAACAGTCGTAAAGAGACCTCTAGTGGCTGTACGTAGATACTAAAAAGGCTGGTAAAATCGTTTGCCGTTATGCTGTTAGGCACAGCAGAGACCACGATAATGCCAGCTTTTTTAAGTTGTTGATGATACGTCGGATCAAATAATAAAACCTCAATATCGCTTGCAATCTGCATAGCTTCTTGAGGTTTATTGTCTGCATAACAATCTAGGGTGATGTTCAATCTAAATATTTCCAATTCACGGGAATTACTCCAAGTTTCAGGCGTGCCACCATTCGCATAATCGTACGTAATGTATGGATATGACGGTAGTTTACCGGAATTGATTGGAACAACTGGTAGTCCAGTGATATTAGTGATTATTTGACGAAATGATTCGATTTTTGAGCCATAGTCAAACGTTTTTGCACTATATGCCAACGTGATCACTCCTTCCCTGTAGAAAGTAGAGATAAACGCCCGCAATATCGGCAACGTCACCATAATGAACGACTGAAAACTGCTGTTCATGATACGAAACAATCGTTCTATCCGGCACCTGCATACGGGATAACCATTCCCAAGAATATGAAGCTGCATCCCCACCGGGTAATTTAACAAGCGTATTTGCACTATTGCTGACGGAAATTAGGGGTTCACGAACTTTTAACCATTTAAGGTCGTCTATTGTTTTAGTTTCGTCTCCCCATTGGTCGTCAACGTCGGTTTCTTGGCTAGGCAATGCATATTCAAAGTCAACACTAAACAAGCGAAAAATCTTGTTCATCTCACGGCTCATAATTCGTTTTGATTTGGCCGACATTAAATCACCACCCAACTAATTGACCGTTGCATAGCACCAGTGTCCATCAAAGGATTATTAAAGCCTTTGTTTGCGGTAGTAATTCCAGCGTTTCTTGGGCTTTTAGTATTAGCAATAACCCGTTTCATCTCTCTAGCAGCATATTTACCAACGGATTCGAGCACTGGTCGCCAGCTGTGTATCTCACCAGTTAACACCCTACTAACTCCTGTTGTGGCAATATTAACCACACCATTTCTGATTTGTTTCAGTGAGTTTGTCAGTAAATGACGAGCAGGAATTCTAACCTGTTCTGCAAGTAGAAAGTAAACAACTAACTTGCCACCCTCTTGCTTTGCTAAGCTAGGTTTTCCAGCTTTGGTGGTATAAAAAAATAGACCATCAATTTCGGATGCTCTACGTTTACCAGCTATTGGCATTGGAATAGTAAGATACTTACTATTCCAATGCCAATA